CTTAAGGTCGGTAATAAAACAATTAATGAAATTGATGACTGGAATCATTATCAGGCATATAGATCTATGTTTGTATCCAATGAAAATAATAAAGAAAGAGAACTTGTTACAACTGGTCGTGCGATGTGTTTTGACTTTGCTTACGACAATTCATCAGGAACATTAGCGGTTGCTGACACTGCTCCACCACTCGTAGGAACAGGTGAAAGTAATTATTCTGCTGAAAAGTATCAGTTAGACGTAAATCGCCAAATGAACGCTCAGGCGGTTCGGGAAGGTGCTGCTGCTACTAACAATACACTTCTTCCTCCGTATGTTACAACGACTAATGTTGAAGGTTCACCTGAATTCCAAATTAATTTAAGTGATTTGTTCCCCTTCTTAAAACAGAATCAACTTCCGCTCTATATGGTTGATGAACAGATTTCCATTGAACTTCGTATGTCTCCTATGTCTCAAAATGAACGTCTTTGTTATTCAGGTGGAGGTACTGCCTTCACGAATCCTTCAATTGATTTAACAAAATGTAAATTAGTCGCTGATTATGTATTTTATCCTACTGAGATTATGGCTGCTTATCAGCAACAAAATCAGGATTTAACCTTTACTTATATGGATTATCACTTATCTAAGCAGGGTTTTACACCTGATGGAACAAATGAAACTATTATTATTAGAGATGTCGGTGGTGCAGGTAAAATATGTACTAAATTAATCGTTTCTTGTGCTATGAAAACTGCTAATCCCGAAGAAGCATTATTAAATCAGTATGTAAGCAACTATCCACTTCAAAGTTCTGCGACTGTGAATGGTTCTGTTGTAAGTAATGTAAGATATAATGGTGAGTTCTTATATCCAATTGACCATACGAATCCTGCGTTGCAATTCCACGATGTCTCACAGGCAGAAGGTTCCCTTCCATTTATTACACGAACCCTTTTCAGTGGTGAAGGTGATGATGTCACCGTTGATACGTTTATGGGAAGAGCAAGCAATACTAATTTAAGACGTCAGTTTTTCCGTCAAGCATATCGTCTCAATCGTAATGAACGTATTAATAGTCGTGGTATTGAACTATATAATACATTTAAGGTATTACAAAATGCTGCACATACTCAGAGATGTTGGGTTGAATCTGTTAAGGTCGCTCATCTACGAGGTGGAATGTTAGATTGTTATGACGCCTAAGTATAATAATTCTTTTTTTAATATTAATATATTATAAATAATAAATAATGTCGGGATATACGAAACAATATTTATTAGATTGTAATCGTAAGTTAAGTGAGCAGTATAAGGCAGACCCTTATGCTGAGGAGAAGGCTGTATTTACGAATGAAATTGAAGATGGATTAAAAGTGGATATAGGTGATACAATATCTCTTCATTCTGCGTATGTTTCCAGTATTGGTGCAGGAGGTGAAGTGATTGAAATCAAAGGAGAAGTATTTGAAGATACATATGATTTAACAGAAACTTCGGTTGAAATTGTAAATGATAGATGGGATATGTCAGCCTCAGGAGCATATTCTATGCCTGATGGAAAATTAGCGACACATATATCCGTATCTAATGTATCTTTAACAACACCTTTGAAAGATAATGAAGTAAAGATGGAAATAGAATTTTATAAAACAACAAATGGAAGAAATTATTTTAAATGTCCTCGTCGTTTTGATAAAGCATTTCCTGAAACAATTCCTTCTTCTGCAGCAAATGCAAGTCTTTATGTTGAAAGGAATTATTATACACCTTTTCCAACTTCTTTTACGACTGAATTAATACCTTCTGCCGCACCTGCAACAATTCACTATTCTATGGCGAATGATACAGGAGCAACTTATGTCTTTCAGGGGTGCGTCGGTGGTGATGCTGGGTCATTTGATTCTTTGACGAAGGGGTTTTTAGAAAATTATCACCCACACGAATTTACTGCAACAAAGGATTATAATGGTGCGACTGTTGGTCCCCTAAACGTTAATCATAGCGACGTTCATAATTGTAAGACATTAAATAATGATTCAAAGAGAACATTTCGTGGAGCAACTACTGGTCCCCCAATACCTGACAATGGACACGAGACGTGGGAAGGAGTTGTTTTTAATTCTTTTAGTAATTTATTACCTGAAAATGAAAATCAAAGATATACAATATTTATCCAAGATGGAGAAAACTTTTATACGCCAGAAAGTTTTCTTTCAGGATCAAATGCTGAAAATTATACAAACATACATGGAAATAAATTTATTGGAACAAGACATGGAGGAACTTGTGTGAATGTATCAGGAACATTTCTTGATGCAGGTAAATCTCAAAGAGATAGACCTCCTTGGACATATAAATATGTTCCATATAAAGAGGTTATTACATTAACAGCAGAAACAGGATTTGATACACCTTCTAATATAGGTAATGATTTAACTAATCAAATGACAGAGATTTTAAAACAACCTCAACGTATAACAGGAACATCAAAAACACCTTTGGATAATAAATTAATTGTCGCAGATTCACAAGATATATCGATAAAAACGGAATCACCTTTTTTTAAATTATTCCGTTCAAGTAATCCAAAATATTATTCTAAACAAGGATGGATGGCGTATGCGAATGGTTGTGATACAACAGGAAGTGGAGATATTAGTGGTTCAGGGGCTCAAAGTGCATCAGGATTAAATTATAATAATTGTTTTCAGTTTATAGGTGTGAAACGACCTGATTTATTTATGGCTGGAAGAGATATTCACGGAGAATATACGGTGACATCTGCTTCATTATCTCAATTTCCTGCTCCTGCTATTGACCCTCTTACTGGTTATCCTGAACCTGCAAACTCAGCATCAGCAACAACTGGATTATGTGGAGGACAACATTTCCAACTATTAAAACATTGGTACCCTGCTCCTTTTTCAGGTTCGTATGCGACTGATGCTGCTAATGGTGCAGCCTCTGCTTCATCAACAGCTCACACAGATTATGGAAATGCTTCACATCTTTTGATTACAGATAAATATTGGGACGAAAGTCTTGCGAATGCTTCTGAACAATGGATGCACGGTAAACCCTTACGAGATAGATTATCAAAATTATTTCAAGCACAAAAGAAATATCCTGAGTTATTTGATTATCCAAATTATTATCGTAGTGATGATGAATACAAAGTATATGAAAAACCTTATACACATAATGTTTCTCAAACATCTATCAATAGAGACAGATGTCGTTTCCTCCATATGGGAGCAAACTCAATCAATGCTTCGTGGCAGTGTATGGTTGAAGGACATAACGGAGGACGTGCTGGAAGGACAGCAAATGCAGGTGGTTTCACATCTAATTATGGATATTTAGGAAATGATTATTGGAGTAATAGTGATAAATGGGCAACTCATAATTGTAGTGTCAATCAGGCATCAACTCCTGTTTGGATATGTTATAATGAAGATATGGTTGGAAAATATGGAGAAGGTCAAGATAGTATTTATAATACAGATTTAGGTGAGGGATTTGCTGTGAAATATATAAATCCAAATGATGGTTTAGCTTATCTTGCTTTTGCAACGACAAGTCATTTTAATCAATGGATTAATTTAACACCAACGAATTATGGTGCTTTTGGGTTTTGTAAAGCAAATGCGTCTTGGAATTATATTACAACAGACCCTCTTTATAATAGTTGGGGGCCACGCTTTGGGGCTGAAGGTATGCCTATGTGTTTTACAGGAAGACCTTTCGGTTGGGATTATAGTGCGAATGCGTATGGTTGTCCTATATTAGGATTGTACACAGGACAACTCGTAGTATCAAAAGATATGACACCTTCTGACGCTTCAACAAGCACAAATGTTATAGCAGAAGGAACAAATGGAGAAGATAGATTTAGAAGTAGTGATTATATTAATCAAATATATTTAGGAGCAGATAGTCCTATTCTTAATTATGATAGTGTTGGAAACAGATTTAGTATTAGTGATTTACATACAATGGAACGTTTATCACAACCATATAATTCAGGATATGATCAACAACATCCTATTATAAGTGATGCAGAAAATAAAGTTTATAAGTTAAACCCTCGTATATCAGGTTATACGTATTGTCCTGATATGATGCCTTACGAAAAAAGAATAGTGGAATCAAATACATCAGCAACTATTATTCAAATGAATAAAAATTTAACAACAGGTGTCATTTATGATGCACATTGTGGAGTATCATTAAAAAATTTCGGTATTAATCGGGAGGATTGGAAGAAATCTTTATGGAATACATTAGGATTTACATTTGACCAATTAAATTCATCAGCATTATCAGGACAAATTAGATTGAATGATACAAAAACTCCTAACATGGATGGTATTACAACGAATGCGAAAGTATTACAAAGTGATATACAAAATTACTCTGTTAATTATTATGGAGCAACTATGTATGATGATTTATTACCTATTGCGAAAACAACATATGCTTTACGAACTCGTCCTATGCATCCAGCGATTGAAATAGATCAAAAGAGTATTGCTATATCAGCAGAGAATTTACCTATTAAATCAACAAGACCTTATTATTTAATTCAAAGTGATATTATTCCCACGGATAGTTATAGAGGAGCAAAAGGTAATTTACCTGTTGTCGCAGTAGCAACAAAGATTAATGGCTATCAGGACGCATACTCACAAGATGGAACACAATTATCATTTACTGCAACAAAACCATATACAATTAATAGTATTACGACTCGTATATGTGATCCTGATGGTTCTCTCGCAAGGGTAGATGATTATTCAGGTGTGATTTATAAAATAACAAAACAAATATCAGCACAAATGGATTTATCAGAGTATTATACAAATATATTACAAGCGAAAGCACAACAATCCGCGTCTAATCAAGAAATGTTTTTTAGTGCCTTAGGACAAATGAATGCTCAACAATTCTTCAAAGAAGAGGAACTAAACAGGGGTGTTGCTTTTGTTCCCCCTAATCCTTTTGCACAACCTGAAACCATAGAACAAATACAAGAAGAAGCAAGGTTAAGACACGACCAAGTCGCACAGGCTGAAGATGAAGCATTACTTAGAGACCCTATTGAACAACAAGTAAGACAACTCGCAGGTGAAACAGAGGCAACATTAGAAAGAATTAGATTAAGACAATTAGAAGGAGGTCAGACACAGCAAATGCAAGCAGAATTAATAAAGAAATTACGAGGTCTTCAAGGGTTAATCCCAATAAGTCAGACACCTATTACTCCTGCTGCACGTATATTAGACCCTGCTATCCCTGATATTGTTTCTGATATGATGCTACCTCCTGATTTAGAACCTGAAGAATCATTTACAGCAGAGGAGCAACAACCATTTATAGCAGGTCTTGAAGGTTTAGATATAGGAGCAGGTGTAGGATTTGAACCTGAACCTATGGCTGAACCTTATCAAATTGCTTCTTTAAGAGATCCTCCACAACCACCAAGAAGAAGAGATTTTACGCCAGAGCAGTATCAGGAAATGGGTGCTCCTCCGCTACAACCACCTCCACCTCCACCATCTGCGGAGGGCAGGGCAGCAGCAGCAGAGTATCAGGAACAAATGAGTCGCTCCTTACGCGAAGCACAACAACGAGAAGAAAGATTACGTAAGAATGAATAAAAAAAAATAAACATATCCTGTAAAATGGACGATGATTTTTTTCCACGTATGATAGAATTAATATTGGATTATATTAGTCCTGCTGAATTAATAAAAATAATAGAAGATATATTAGATGAAGAGTATACAGAAAGTGGAGAAGAAGAAGAACAAATATACGATATCGATAATGAAGGTTTTCATTTTTTAACTTAACTCCAAAACCAGCCTGAGGCTTTAGGTGAGGGTGGGTCTGTGGGTATAAAAATATGTGAAGGCATTCCATTCATAACCATATCAACACTTTCTTTAATATCAGTAATGTCTGTTTTGATTTCTTTAACGTCTTTCTCTAATTGTTTTAATAGTTGTAGGACTTCAAATATGGGTGCTGACGTTCTTGTTTTTACAGGCATTTACATAAGAATAATATTTCTTTTTTTCTCTTTGAATTAACATTTTATATAATTTTTGTGCATCTTTAATTTCATAACGAGGTTCTCCACCAATGTTAAGATGTTGTGTATCTTTATCCCATTGACGATATTTTTGAGGATATAATTCATTCATAAAATCATCACACCACCAGTTTTTAATCATAGGGTGATAGATGTAATTAAATATATCGTAATGTGTTTTATGAATAAAGAATTGTGTTGGTATACGGTTATTTCCACTAAATCCTGCAACCCATCCAAGATTATTTTGTTTCTTTAACTTCATAATCCATTTGTCAAGAAACGGTTTATTTTCAAAAAGTATATCATCTCCAAGAATATATAAATATTCAAAACCATCTTCAATAGCTTTTCTTCCTAAACGATTCCATATTTCCGTTACGTGTCCTTTCTCCACATTTACGGACAACCAAGAGATATTATAATCTTTTAATTTATCTCTTTGTTCTTGATTATTAAATATTGGGTCATCGAAATCATAACCTATATAAAATGTTATGTTTTTTTCTGGAAGTGAGTTTAAAACGACTTTATACAAAGGTGATTCAGTAATATCTTTTATATCTAAACCACGACTCGTAGTAGGAATACAAAAAGCAGTTTTCATTAATAATATATTTTATAATAATATTAAAGTAATAACGGATGGGTCTTTTACAGGAGTTTAATATTAATGAACTTGCAGGTGCGACAGGATTAATATTAGGGGCTGTCGGTGCTTTGCTCGCGGTTATATGGAAATCAAGATGTCATTGTAAAATGAATTTATGTTATATATGTTCGTGTGAAAGATTTCCTCCAACTGATAAAGAGGAAAAAGATAGTAGTGATGAAGAAAAACCTGATGAACCAATAGTTCCTCAAAAAGAAAAAAAAGATAAAAAAGAAGAAGAGAAAGAATTAGAGTATATCGCAGGTGGAGTTCCTTAATATAAAAAATTATTATCTTTTAGTTTCCAAGAAGATTTATTATTATATGTAAAACCATTTTGTGCGTCAGGGAGATATAATGTACATATCGCAGGAAATATAAATTGATTAATTAGGTCAGGTCTTTTCTTTTGTATTCGTTTAAGTTCAACATCAATCGCTCTTTGTCTTTTTTGAGAATGTATATCTTCAAAGATATCTTTTACAACATTATAATTTTCAAAATAGTATCCGTGTGCTCCTATAATTATAAATTCATTTGGATTAATTTTATTTAATTTTTGAGTAGAAAAGATTTCTTTATTAAATTCTTTTTGGAATAGATTATCGTTTTTGAGTATAGGGGCTTGAAACCTTCCTCCTATATAGGAGAAACCTTTTACATCTTTTAATTCATCAAGGCGATTAAAGTCTATTAATGCATCATCTTCAATAACGATACAATTATTAAGTTTATTTTCGTATATATATTTCATTAAAGACAGGTGGGATTCAGAGCATCCAATTGCTGAACGCTTGGAAGATTCATTTTTATTGTAGTAGAAAACATATTTATCATACGCTTCAATATCCAATTCCTGCCCCACAACTCCTTTAAAACGAATATAACGAGTATCCGCCTTATATTTTTCCCATCGTTCATCACTAACATTTATCACGAAAACTTTCATATATAATATATAAATATTTTTTCAAATTTAATCTAACCACATTATATCTCTTTCTAAGTTCATTTTATAACAATAATAAAAGCAATCAAAATTACATTTATTTTCAGTAATCACAGGCGACCCATCAACTATTTTTTGAAAATGAATTCTTTTTCTTGGAATAATTATTTGTATATGATTTTCAGTATCTTTAAAGTTTCCTCTGAAATAACTTGTGCATATTTTACTACAAGGCATAATGATTATAAAAGGTTTATCTAATTCTCTTAATCTATTCATAACATCTTTACTTTTTGAAAATGGAGGATTACTAATAATCACTTCACCTTTATTACTTTGAAAGAAATCATCGTCATCGTGTATAACTTCTTTACAGCCCAGTTCCGTCAAATATTCTGCACTTTGTCCATCACCCATAAATGCTTCCCAAATGACTTTATCTTTTGGAATGAAGTCTTTTATATTTTCCCAAGCATACTTAGGTGTCATATAATCATCGTGTTTTGAAAATGTCTTTGTATGAAAACTCGCCATACTCTTTATCAGTTATAAAAGAAACATAAATATTTTTTCAAATTTACAAACATATCTTTTCTGCGATCAAATATCCATTTCTTACAGTATCAGATTTAATAATTTTCCAAGATGTATCAGATTTTATCTCTTCAACAATCAAACGACACTTATCTACATTTACATCGTCTAACATTAATATTTTACATCGATTTTTAAGGATTTGAAATTCATAATAAGTTGTGAATTCACCTCCATCTAATAATATAACATCAAACATTTCAGGAAGATTTGTTCTGTTTAAAAACAATTTACATTTCTTCATATTTATAATATCAACTTCGTTCCAATGTTTATACATTTCATTCGTTAAACATTGTGGAAATATCTCATAAAAGTCGGTTGCTGCTTCATTCCATATAACTTCATTTAATATATGTATCTTATCATTATTTGTATATAATTTAGATGCATCTGTACACTTATCTTTATTACATTCAAGACTATAAAATATATAATTATCAGTTCTTTTCTCAAACCCTTTTGCGAATGCAGCAGTTGAGCCAAGACCATTCCATGTCCCAATTTCTAAGAAATGTTTGTACTTTACATTTGACGCATAATTTTTTATTTCTTTTGAGAAATCATCATTACATATTTGTCCTCGTCCTTGTTTTTGTAAAGATGTATAACATTGTTTATCATTTTGTTCCCACATTATAGTATGAGAAATAAAATAATAAAATAAATATGACGAAATAAATTGTATCCAAATAGATTGAAAAATATATAAATAAAAATAAAAATAAAAAGATTTCTT